TATTCACGCGGGTTCTGCGGCTTTTTAAAAGAGACCGGGGGGTCTCAAAAATTTTTTTAAAAAATAAAATCTAAAAAAAGATTTGCACTTTTTGATAACACTTTTTATGGAAAAGAAAGGTAAAAAAATCACATAAAGGTAGTATTGTAGAAAAATTAAAACAGGAGACATTTAATTAGCGTTATCGGCAAACTAGCCTTAGATATATATTAGAATATTCTAGTATTCTAATAATGTGACATAATTCCTATAATTCGTCAAATTCTCCACCTAAAAGCGCTGGATCGACTTCGTCAAACTCATCATCTGCTTCTGTTTCTAAAAGTTCCATGAGTCCAAAGTAATCAGACTCCCAGAAGTCATCTGGTGAAGTCCCTTGCTCAAGCAGTCGACGTCCTATCTTGTTTACGTTTCTAATCTTCTCGCGAGTTTCAAACAATCGCTCGCTTATGCTTTTGGGTTTTTTTCTTCTGCCTGCGCTTTCAAGCTTTCTTTATATATTAGCTCTGCTTGCTTCTTGTCAAATCCCATCAGCAGAAGTTCAATTACTGATACAATCTCTTGTAAGTATCTAATGTCAATCTCATCTACTGCTTCAGGTTTTAATGTAATTGCACGAAGAAACTTAAGCTGCGCTTCTCGAGTTTTATCGATAGACTCAAAAATCAGACTTTCGTCTTGCTCGAGTTTCTGTTGGATTTCAAGCACTCGTTCTTCAAGCTTGTTCATTTCTTGTACACTTCTAACAGTAGTGATAAGTGTCAATCCCTTATATACCAACGGTTTAGCCATGATTGCTCCTCTTTTCAATTGCTTAGTATTATTAATTTAGCCGTAAATATCAAAGCCTTTAGGCTTTGATATTTACTTGCTAAATTAATAATACCAAAGCGTGAACAAAAAGTCAAGTCATTTCTAACCTTTTTATTAAAATTTATTTAAAACTTAATACTAATGTAATATTGTGTAAACATAATGATAAGTCTTTGGAACTGAATGCTTGTTGCCTCCGGCGGCAACTGGTCGCAGTTGGCACGGTCTGGTTGTTTGGTTTGCTAACGCAAACGCAAACGAGAACCAGACGATATCTTTTTTTATGTTTAATTAAATCAAAAACGCTAAGTCAAATGAGACTTAACGTTTGCAACTTATAAACTGATTGTAATTAATGCGATGTCATCTGCTTGCTACTAGCCACAGAATTTGCAAGATAACAAATCCTAGACCTGTGAAACAACTAATAAGCGTTAGCAGAAACAAAATTGCTAATGTATAACCAACCGCAGAAGTCAATTTGTCAGTCGCTCGTTTGTGCTTAAAGACTTTGCTTTCTAGAGCGTCTACACGCTCGCTTAATGTTAACCTGTCATTCATTATACGACCTCCTGAGCGTATTTTCTTTCAAACACCCAATCAAAGCCTGCTTGTTCGAGCTGTTGTCTAGTGTGTATCTCGCGTATATGCTCTGCTGATTTTGCGTTTTCGAAAAACCATCTGTTAGTTTTCTCATTAAATTTCAAAACATCTGCTTCAAGACCTGGAATTCTTACAAAATAATAAATCTCTGACGTCATTTTGTAATCAAACAACCAAGCGCGCATCAAGCGTTCTGCGTTTCCTGGTATCATCAACCAATTGCTGACCCTCATTGGCGCACAATCCAATTCGTGGACTAAGTAAGATTTCTCTTTTCTAACCTCTTCGAGCCATTTCCCAACAAAATCTGGCAAGAAATTTGTGCCAAACGGGTCTTCGATTTTTCTGTCAATTTTAATCATTTTTCTAATATCTCCTTAATTGAAAATTCAATCCTCGGCTTCAAACTATACAGCTTTCTAGCTCTGCATTCGACAACTTGACCGTCGTCTTTAAAGATAACACCTGTCATGCTGTCGAGCAGAGCTTTGAGATAGTTATCAACATCTGGTTTTTTATCACAGAAAATCTCTTCTGCTTCTAATTTCTCTTTAAGTTTTTTCTTAGAAGAAATATACTTTGGCGGCAGAATGTAGAAAGTCACATCAATCTTTAGTGGACCTTCCATTAATTCTTCTGCTCTAAAGGCTTCTTCGATTAGCTCTGAACACTTAGCGCGCCAAACTCTCATTTCTTTCTTTTCGTAAGCGACAACACCGCGTCCGCATCTTGCGAAGCGAGGCCTAGATTGTGCCTTCGGCTCCAGATTAATTACAGTTTTTTGACAAATCATAAAACAACTCGTCTCCATTATCCGTTTCGCTAGCCATTTTTTCAAGCTCTCTCCTCGAATAATAGATTATCCCTTTTGTCTGGATTTCTCTCCACACGCGATTATATATGCAGTCCGGAACATTCAACCATCCCCAGTCGTTTCGAAAGAAAATGCACACGCTTTTGTTTCTATATTCAAAGATTGTCTCGTCTTTCTTTGATTTGTAATTAATTCGGAAAGGTCTATATTTTTCGATTTTAAACATATTTTCTCACCACCTTTTTTAAAACGGCAAATCGATGTCGTCGACATCTGAAAACGCTTCTTGCTGCGCAGGCTTTTGCGTATTCGCTTGCACTTCTCTTCTTTCCAAAATTTGGAAATTATCCGCAACAACTTCTGTGACGTAAACACGCTGACCTTGTTGGTTTTCATAATTGCGGGTCTGAATTCGACCAGTAATGCCTAAAAGAGTCCCTTTTTTAGCCCAGTTAGCTAAATTTTCAGCTTGCTGACGCCAAATCACGATATTAATGAAATCAGCTTCACGTTCACCATTTTGATTTTTAAAATTACGGTTAACCGCAAGCGTAAAGTTTGCATATGCTAAGTTGTTACTTGTATACTTTAATTCAATTTCTTTAGTTGTGCGACCAACGAGTACTACGTTATTTATCATAAAATTTCAACTCCTCTTTCTGCTAATTCATTTGCTGCATAACATAACGCCAGGTATCCGTCTGAAAATTTTATAGCATATGCGAATATTGTTGTTAAAACAAAATTTATCGCTTTGTAGAAACCTGAAACAAATGGTTCCTGAAGGTGAAGGCGAAAATCGGTAAAATTATCCAAAATCTCTTGCGAAACCGCATACTCGTCTTTAACTGTCATCAAATAACGTTCCAATTGCTCGCTATCATAATTATAATTTCTTAACGTTATACGTATATATAACGCGTTCATAATGTTGAGCAAGCCAGCTAAATTATCCTGCGCTTCTATTTTGTTTTTCTGCAATATGTTTGCGCAAAATGCCCCGAAAACATTTTCGAAAAGTAAAACATATTTTTCTTTGCTTACAACCGGATAAGTTTGAGCGACTTTTTTCGAAACCTTTAAATTCATTTCTTCAATATCTTTGTAATTGTCCACTTTTTATCCCAAACTTTCTAATTCATTTTTAATATCGCTTATCAGTTCTTCTTTTTCTGCTTTTTTTAGCCTAACCCACACATTTATTGCGCGAGGCCATTTCTTGCACGTCCATTTAAAAAATATCAGTGGAGCGCCGTATGTAAAAACTGTAACTATCCCAAAAAACATCCAATAAAATACAATCGCACTTCGAAAAATCACGCGGTTTTCCGCTTTGTCTAATTCCTCGAAAAGCTCCAAACGTTTTCTTTGTACATTATCCATTTGTGCTAGTGCCAACTGCTCTTGTCGCTTGGCGTTTTCTCTCATAAAGCGATTTCGGTCTTCTAACGCGCTTGCTGTGCGTCTGCTAGCCTTGCGTGTGCCATTTGAAACTAATAATCCTAATAATCCCATCATCTTTACCCCATCTTTCCTAATTTGTTGCAAATTTTCCAGTTGAAATAACGTATATTTTCAACTGTTACTTCAATTTTAGCCCTGTCAAGCATCTTTTCTAGCTCTTGATAAAATTTAACATAGTCCTTATTGCGCATAGCTTTTAATTTCCATGCTTCACCAAAACTCATAGCGTACACGATGCGATTGATTTCAGAACTTGAAATTTTCTTTTTGATTGGTTTGCACATTTTTTTTCCTTCCTTTTTTAAATTGCAAGAGCTGAAGTGTATTCTTATGTTTTTATTTATCAGCTCTTGCAACTGTAGCTACTCTCACTCGCTGATTTTCTCTGTAACGCTTTTTATAATGAGTTAAGTGTTTTCAACGTGCTAGCTTTCAAAGTGCCATTCTTTTTCAAAGCTTCTTTCTTGAAAATGTTAGTTGAAACATTTTCTGATTTTTGAATAGCTTTGTACTTAACAACTTCTTCTTTTTTGTTAAAGTAAACTTTTACATACTCAACATCTTCTAGAAGTTCAGGCGCTTTGTCATAGAATTTGAATTTTAATTCTTTAAATTCTGCTGGTGTAACTTGCGCTACTTGAGTTTGTCCGTTTTGTAATTTTGCGATTGTTTTCATGGTTTTTACCTCTTTCCTTATTTCTATATATATTATATACTATATGTAATAGCTTGTCAATACTTTTTTTGATATTTTTTAAATTTTTTTGCAAAATAAAAAAGCTTATAGAAATAAGCTTTAAAATTCTATTGACATCAATTTTCTCAGTCGTAATTCTGAAGTTCTGATTTGCTGTTTAAACTCCTTGAGCCCGTTTTCCAGTTCCTCGCGATTTTTAGCGATATAATATCCGTGCGTTTTTCCTCTGCGCGCTACTATCGCAATATCATGATTAAAAATCAGTGTTTCGATAACTTCTTTAATTCTACGCTCGCTTAGTCCTGTCAGCTCTTTAATTTTTTTGAGCGGAGTAGCTGATTGAGTGCCTTGCAAAATATTCAATACTTTCAATTCATCTGCTTTTAGTTTTAGCATTAGCTTAACCTTTCTTTCAGTTCACTTTTTTTAAGTGCTTTTATACGCTTGTAATCACGCACTGCATAGTTTTTCTTGTATTCAAATCCTGCGTCCAAAAGAGCTTTTTTGAATTGCTCTTTGTCTACAGTGTCTCCTGAAGTATACTTCTAGAGTCATAGACTGCGTATACTCTTCTTCTATGATTTCTCCTGTTTCCAAATCAACAGCTTTCACACTATCTTCTTTGTTTGCAGTGACTTCACGCGCTTTTTCTTTTTTCACTTTCTGCGCTTTCTCTAAGTCATAGTCTGCTTTAATTTGCATTAAAATTTCGGGCAACTCTTTATCGTCAAGCATACGTATATATGCTTGTGCACTCAAATCATGCTCTTCGCACGCTGAAGCAATAGCACTTTTTGCCTTTGAGCGCTCTTCCTGCGCTTTAAATTCTAGCGCCACCATCTCGTTTAAGTCTTGCATAGTTGATTTCTTGAGAGTCGCGCAGTCGCTCTTAAAGTTTGCTTTTTTGACAAACTCATCTAGCTTGCTGTCAAAAACGCGCGCGTCTAAAAACAGCTCGCTAGCTTTGCTAGATACATAACTTTTGAGCGTATCTAGCATAACTGCTTTTTGATTATCATCAAAATCTTTAACGTCACTAGCGATTTCATCAATAATAGCGCTTAACGGTTCTGTAGCACGTTTCACATATTTTTCAAAATCTGTTACAGGAGCTGTAAGCTCGCGCTTAATTTCCAATCGCTTATCACTGATTTGCTTGACTAATTTTCTCAAGTCAGCGAGTGTTTGCTTATCGCTTCTGATTGTCTGTGCTGTCACTTGATAGTTTTTGTATTTTTTTACAACGGCATTTATATTTTGCTCAAACGCTTGTTTATCAACTATATCAAGCTCTGCTCGCTTAAACCTCACCTCTAACCTTTGCATGCAATCACACTTTCTACCATTCAAGAGCTTCTTCTTGAGTCGGTTCTTCTACAGTTTCAATAGCTTCTGCTTCTTTTGTTTTTTTAGCTTCGTTTTCGTTCTTGCTCTTTGTTTTCTTGTAACTTTTAGCTTCCATCTGCGTCAACAAATACAGCTTTTCTTCATAAGCTTCTTTCATTTTGCGCGCGCGGACTTCTGCTTGCGTTTCTCGTTGCATTTCTTCAGCAGTGTACAGACCGCCGACTGACTCGCTGAATGCTTCACGAAAAGCTGACACTATAGCGACTTTTCTTATCATCAGAGCAGGCATTTTTTCCCAAAGATTTTTCCCCTTGTTGTAGTAAGCAAAATCTGCATCTGTTTCAATTGCATGACTTCTATCTTTGCGATAGACTTTGCACCAGCCTCCACGCAATTTTGCACCTTTCGGAGCAATGGTTCCTGTCAAACGCTCTATAGCACCTTCTTTAGTTTCAACTACAATTCCAGCCTCAAATCCGTCGAAATTTGGATTTTCTTCTGCACGCTTCATAATCGCTTCTTTGCTGACTACAATTTGTGCAGGCGCAGAGCCGTATTTGATGAAGTAAACCTCTTTTGTGAAAGGATTTAAATTACGTCCTTTCACAATTGCTAAAAGAGCTTGTAGTTCTTGCGGAGTCGCTTTATTTTGCGGGTCTACAAAATCTCGCAAAGTATTTCCATCAAGCTTTTGCAAATCTGTTAAGTAACTTCCTTTCGCTAATTCGTTTTTTGCCATTTCATACTCCTATTCCAGCATTTCCTGCACAACTGATACGTTGTCATCTAACTTTAGCGCTACACTGATAGTTAATCTAGACTCGGTCAAAGATTGTATTTCTTCAATCAAATCCTCGTCTGTGTAATCTTTAAGTACTACGTGTGCGCCAACGCACTCATGTCTTTGTGCCGTTAAAAAATCAATAGTATCTAACAGCGCGTCTCTCAAGTTTCCTTGATAACAAATAACATCATCACCGATTGAAATTTTAAACATTCTTCACCTCTCAAAACTCTATGCGCGAGTTAGTCGCGTAACGCGTCCATTCGTTAATCTTTTTTAAAAAAGCTGTGTCGCTTTGTGTCACCAGCATAGCTTTTGTGCTATCACTGATTTTCCAAAAGTTATCTTCAAACCATTTCAACATGTTTTGTTTCATTTATTTAACACCTCTTCAATTTTTGCTTGCAATTCTTCTAAGTCTTCCAGTGTCGCATGTTTCAGCACAAAGCTACGCGCAGTTGAGCGATAAACTAGATAGTTTGAGCGCACTCTGTTCTTGCTTCTCCATTTTTTCTGTGCTTTTCGTCGTGACTCGCGCTGTGCTTCTTGTTTGTTTTTGATTTCTGTTTGTCGCATTAAAATTTTATCCTCTCGTCTTTTTGGTTGTGCATTTTGTACACATCATTTTTAGTAGAGCCTTTAAAAATCCTACTGTACAGCCGTTTTCCATATTTTTGAGCTAAAAATTTTGGCTCTAGATTAGTTGTGATAATTGTCTTATCACGCGCATTTAAAATGCTGTAGATTACACTTGCTGACCATTCGCTGGTCTTTTCAGTCCCCAAATCATCTAAGACTAAGTAGTCTAAACTGTTCAGCCTGTGCACATAATCACTCTCGGATTGAAAATCAGCTTTTAATTTTGCCAATAAGTCGACTACATTCACAAACGCCGCTGTCTTATCGCCACCTTTTGTCAGCTTTTTAATCATACTATAAGCTAGATGACTTTTGCCGACGCCGACATCACCAATCATAACGACATTTCCGACTTTTCCGCTTTTATAATCAGCCGTTTTCTGTTCGGCAAATTCCAAATCTTCTTTTTGCGCGTGCGTTTTAGCTTCAAAGTTATCAAAACTCACTTCTGCTAGCTCGCTGTCATACAAGCTAAACTCTTTCAAAAAATATTCGCGCTTTTTCTTCTGTTCGAGCAAATAGCTTTTGAACGCTAATTCTTCTGCAATTTTCTGCTGCTGTTCTGCATGACAGCGAGGGCATACAGTGTAATTAGTTCGTTTGACAGTAACTAAACGCTGCTTGTGTTTTTCGCAAATTTTGTTTTCTAAGATTACATTTTGCAAGTAATCTTTCTTTAAATTTTCTAGTTGCATTTCTTACCCTCTATTTTTATCTTTCTGACTATATTATATAATAATATATAATATATGTCAACACTTTTTTACATTTTTTTATTTAACGTATTCTTCCTTGCTTTTTAACGGCCACATATTTACACCCCTTCCGATAATTTTGAGTTTTTTAAAAATTGCTGCCAGAAATTCCAAATCCTGTGCTTTGCTTTTTGGGCGGCTGATTGAGATAGCTTTCGAATTTATTACTGAAAAGTGTTTCTGGTCTTAAATACTTGCTCATACTTGTGCCTAGCCACTCATCACACTTTATTTCGATAACTTTTTTAAAGTCATCCACTGCGTAGCCTTCGTTTAATCTAGCTTTTATCAAAGACCTTGTTTTTGCACCACTAGGTCTGTATTTCGTTCCTGCTTTTAAGTTTAAGTGCTGAATAATAACGACTACTTTCGCCGTTAACCCAATTTGCAATTCGCCTTTAATTCCTTCGACGCTTAACAATTGCTTTTCCGAGTCTTTCTTTGATGCGGTCGGAGTTTCGCCAGAAACCCGACTATATATATTCTTTCCTAACTCTAATCTATCCTTACCTATCCTTACCTGTGTGTCCACTTTGGATACATTTTGGATACATTCGTCTAAAGGCTTTAACTGCGCGGTTTTTGAGCTGTCATACTCCAGTTGATTTTTTTCTTTTTCGTGAATGGTTTTTTGAAAACGGTCGGCTTGGATATAATTGTGTATCCGCCAGTGCCGAATTACGACCACCCCGCTTTCAAACGGAATAAGAAATCCCTTTGCAATTAGTAATTTCATATCGTCGTCGCTAGCACCGATTATGCGTTGGATTGTTTTTGCTCTGTCTATAAAGCCTTCGTCATCTGCCCCCATCGACAAATGGAAGTAGAGCGCTTGGCTCGATAAAGGCATTTCCAAAAACTTATCAGTTTCTGTGATTTTTTTCGAAAACATTCTTCTTTGTGCCATATTTTTCCCTTTCTTTTTTAATACCTCTATTTTCATTTCTCCTGCATTTTATTAGTAACTAGTAAATTATGCTAAACATTGGCTAACATGCAGGAGAGGCCTCTTAATTTGCATTTAAACGATATTCTGGTTATTTTCATTCATTTTCTCCCTTCTTTATCTTTCTGATTATATTATATAATAATATATATAATATGTCAATACTTTTTTGTAAGTTTTTTTAAAAATAAAAAGCACTAGATTATCTAGTGCTCGACCGCTAGCATTTAACACTTGCTAAGCGTGTAAGGAGATTTCCTCTTTTCTGTTTTTTAGTTTTCGCGGTCTATTTGCGATATGCTAAGCGTATATAACCTAACATGTAATCGCGTGTGCGGTGCATAAATTTAGCTACTGTGCCAGTGTAAAAATTGCTGTCATCACCTACATTTTGTTCTACAGTCTCAAAACTGCCATCAGGATTAACCTTGTAAACATAGCCAGTGTGACCGAAAGGGTGGCCGTAAAGCGCGTTAGTATCCATAACAAACAAATCTCCAGCGCGAGGCGGTTTATTAGCTGGCACAATCTCATAGCCTGCACGTCGTGCGCTGTCTAGTAGGTCAATAGCGTTTCCACTAATCGGAATGCCTACATAATTATTAGTTAAGTCTGTATCAATATCCACACATTGCATGCCATAAACTTGGTCAGTATCCACACCACGACCTTCCGCGGCTAAACGTGTGTAAAGTTCGTTTGTCTGGTCTAATGTTAGTCTTGATGTATGCGCGTTCGCGTGTGCCGATACAAACAATAAACTAGCTGACAAACCTAAAATTGCTAATGTTTTTTTGAGCATTATTTTCCTTTGTTAATTACTGCAATCAAACGTTGATAGTCGTCTGTGTCGAGATTGAGGTCTTTAGCCCCTGCGCTTTGAAACGCTGAGATAGTGTCAATATGCCCTACTGCTACAGCGGAGCCATGAGTCAAGACCATGTAGGGATATTTTCCTGTTTTTTCTCTAATTGTGTAATCCATGTCGTTTTCTAGTCCTTTCAAAATTTCGTCTACTGCGCCATCATCATCTAACAGCACCACATTTTTATCAAGTCCACTAGCAATCGCTGTGCTGGTGAATTGCCACCATCTAGCTCCGTCGATTGACGGGAATATTGACCAAACGGGGTCAGGCGTTACTGCATAGTTTGGATATGCTGCTATCCAAGTGCTATTTGGATACTTGGCGTTTAGCTGGTCGTGATAGATATTTTCCAGCGTAAATGGTCTATATGAGTAGTATATAGGCTTATAGCCAGCGCTTGCGATTACGTCCATAAACGCTAATACAGCATTAGTGTTTGCTTGCTTATCACCGCTCGCAGAGTCTTCATAGTCACAGACTAAATATTTAATGTCTGTCTTAGCTAGTGTGCTAAGAAAGAAGTTCGCTTCTGTTTGCGCTTGTGCCACAGAGCCCCCAAATCGTGCGAAATGGTAAAATCCAATGCAATCACTAGTTGCAACTTGACTAGGGGCGCTGGTGTTATAATAACCAGTCGACTCAGTCAGTTTGATTATCGTTTTATTAGTGCCAGAAGCAGAGAAGACCCCGTGCAAATCTGCGGGTTGATAGCCACTTACGTCGATAAAATAATCACCTTTTTTTAGCGAGGTCATAAAATCACCTCTTTTTTATTTTAAAATCTCGTTTGCAGATGGTACCTCTGCGCTTGGTTCTGTTACTGCTGTTTCAGCTGTTTCTGCTGGTGCTGTAGTTGTTTCTGCTGGCTTGGTTGGTGCTACTGCAGTGGATTTCACTACAGTACCGCGTGAATTTTCGTCTTTAAGCGAATTTACGGCAGACTCAATTAAGTCACTAATTTGTTTATCTGTAACTTGCAAGTTGAGCTTGGATCTATTAATATAATCTGCTAAACGTTGAACAGCCAATTTCTTTTTGTCGCTCGGCAGTAGATTACGCTGTTGTTCAACTGCTAGCACTACGCGTTCTGCGTAACTCTCAAGCACTTGAATGCGCTTATTAGCCGTGTGTGCTTTAGCAAAGCGCAAAACTTGCACTAGCAAAGGACTTAAGAGCCCGACAATTAAAACAATGTCTGTTGCGTTAGTTATTAAGCTATCAATAAGTTGTGTGTTCATATTTTCTTTATCCTTTCGTCCATCTTTTCAATTTTTTTGGTTAATTCATCCATCTGAACAGTTAAACGGATTAACGCTTGGTTTTGAATATCATGATTATCTAGTCGTTGCTTACACTCTTTGAGTGCTTGATTTTGCTGTTTATTTTCTTCCTCGATTATTGTCAACCGCCGTTCCGCGTTTGCGACGCGGTTTTGAAAAAAAGTAGTAAAAGTCAGCAAAGCTACAAGAGCACTAATCACGATACTAATAATTTCAGGCTTTAACAAATCATAAATCCCCTATCTAAAAGTAAGTCCCATCATAATCACTGCCCCAAATTTGGAAAGCGACATCGTTATTGCCAACTAGCGTCTGCACTGTGTTCTTAGTGATTTGTTTTGTAATTGCGAAAAGTCCGTAGTCATCGTTATACTTTTCCCAAACAATACGACCACCAATGAAATCAAAACCAGAATTAAATTTTGGAAGTAGCTGAACAAAGATTTTCTTGTTTTTAAAGTTGTTACGAAAAGCAATTGATTTTGCTAACTCACTTTGTGCTGTGGTTAATCCGCTGACTTGAATAGTTGCACTCAAATAGTTGAAGCTACGTTGACTGATTTGATGCTTACTAAGCAGAGTGTTTAAGATTTGATTATTTGTCTTGTAATCATCCGATTGTGTGAAGTCGCCTTGCACTGCAATTTTTCCACTAATTTCGTCATCACTAAAATCAACTAAAGTAAACGTTAGCTCTTGACCGTCAACGTTAACTTTGTTGATTAGTTTATTACCAATTTCTAACATATTCTCACCCCCTTTCGAAATTAATAAAGATTATATGTTATTTGCGTCCTGAAGTACCAGCCACGCTTGAAATAGCCATAAACCGTACCGTCGTTTTGAATAAAGACTGGACAAGCTTCTAGAGTTGTAGACCAGCGCTGGAGCGAGAAATTAATCGCTTCTTTTTTTGGTCTAAAATTCTCAGGAATTTCACCTAAATCAATACGTCCATCACGATTGCTATTAAAGTCAAAGTTAACACAGACTATGTCGCCTTTTTTGATAAAGACAGCTTCTTTGATGTCTGTAAACTTCTCAATTTCTTCTTGCGGTTGCGGTGCTGGTGCTTCTGGCACTTTTACCATATCTAGAATATTTTTCCCGTTGAGGTAAAAGCCACCAGTTGACTCAATGGATCCATCTGGCAAGCTGTTATCAGTGATTTTTCCAACTGCAAAGCGCTTGTGTTTGTCATAACTGTATACATAATTGTTAGCAATTAACAGATTAGTCGTGACTATTTGAGTTAAAAAATTATCGCTTAAAGTTGCTTCAATTATGTAATTTTTAGCCTCGTCAAAACTCGCACTCATATTAGCGTCTGAGTTGACTAGTTCTGCTATGTCTGTCCAGCTTCCGCCTGCTCCAGTATCTTCTAGATAATCATTAAAGTCTGAAACAGCATATCTAAATGACAACTTAGCTGTATTGCGTTGTTTGCCATTAATCGCAAGTGGTGCAACTGATATATTACGTGTTATTGTTGCAGTTGTGTTTGTTTCTCCGCTTCGTCTGGCACTAATAGCTAGTACTGGCTGATGATATTCAAGTACATGTATAGTTTTAGTGACTGTGTCAGACTGCATACCTCTTGAGTCAGTCACGTAAGCTTGGACTTCAAAAGTTCCTGCAGTATCTAAGGTTGTCGGTGTATCAGCTAAAGCTATACTATCTTTTATCTGACAAGTAAAGTTCCTGATTGTGCTTCCTCTGTAGCCCTCGGCAGTTTTAGCACTTGCGGTAACTTGACTAAAGTTTTGTACAAAGTAATCTTTGTCAAGCCCGCACGCCAACGCCTTAGTATTATTTTCTGTTAATTCAAACTCATGTAACACAGGCTTTGCGCTTGCTGGAACGCTTGCTGTTATCGTGCTTGTGCGAGTCCCGATTAGATTTCCGTTTAAAAACGTATCGCAATAAAAAGTTATTTGAGCGCTTGGTCGATCTGTTGCATGCTCTAAAAAGTCAATTGGCACAGTCCAGTTTTGATTACCTGTGATGTCTTTGATGACATATCCTTCATCGTTGCCAAAACTATATCTGATATCATGCCTAAAATCTTGTGCATTTTGCGAGACTGCGAGCTGTATAGTATCGCCAAAGAAGCAATCATGCGCTAGTATATTATCAGGACGTGGAATATCTAACAGTTTCAATCCGCCTGTGACTTGAGCCTCATTATAACGCTTGTCATCTAATGAGATTTTAAAAGAATATCCAACCGTGTACGTGCCATCATCATTATGACCTATTACATATTCACGGGCAAAAACTAATACAGAGTTTGAACGCTTGATTTCCACAGGCGCTTTTTCGATTGCTCCGCCGCCGTTGATACTAATAGTCATTGTTGCGCCAGTCACAACTGGCTGAACGCCTGCATTAGTATTAATAGTAGCAGTCAATCGCACTGTGGAAGTGTTGTTTGCGATATCCTGCGAGATTTCCACGCAGTCAACCGATAAACTAGCATATTTGCCTAGCGGATATCCGCCAAAAAACGTCCAATTATTAGCCATCTAAGCCCCCCCTACATAGACTACTGCATTTTTGCTATTATCATTTCTGTATTCCATTTCCATGAAATTTCCAATCTGTAAAGTCTGTGTAAACATACCATTAGCGATATGTATCATGCCTTGCGAGATATACATAACTTCTTGACCAGCTGAATACATGCTAATCCTGTCGTTGTTAAATCTAGCGCTTGCTGTGCCGTCATTTTTGGCAATTACCAACCCATCATCACTCGCGCTAATGTAGTCTGTTAAAAAGTTAAATCTTGCTTGTGTATCTTTCAAGTCTTTTTGGACAGAGATGACACGATTAGAAGCGTCTACTAGTTGTCTTTGTGATTGCCTGCGGGACTCTGCGTCTGATTTTACATACGCATTATACGCATCAATCCAGTTTTGCACAGTTGCTAGACTTGCTTTTGCTTGCAGTTCTTGTTGTGCGACTGATTGTGCGTCTGCAATCTGCTGTATACGCTGTTTGTTAGTTTCGTCTGCTAAATCTAAGTCTTGTAGTTTATCAAGTGTTTTCTTGCTATCTAGCGCTATCCACTTGTAGCCTTGTGGATTTTGTAACTGCGTATCATCAGCGCTCGAGTAAGTGCCTAGATAACGTTTAGTGTTATCGGTTAAGCTAAAACCCGCGCCCTTGTCATCATCAGCATAAGCGACGTAAAAGTGAGATGATTGCCCGTCTCTAACTTTTGCGAGTGAAACATAAGTACGCGCTTTTATTTCGTCATCTACTATTAGTTGGCACTCTACATTAGCTGTGCTGTCAAAATCTGTGTACTTAATCATTTGTGTTGGCAAATCGCCAATTTCTGCGCCGTTTAACAGCCATTTGTAAAACCCGCGCACAACTTGATTATTGCGTGTTGCGTTAGCAGTTAACACAGCAGAGCCGTTTTCTTTAAGCAGTAAACTGCTGTCAGTGCTTACGTCTAACACGTAAGGCGCGTTATTGCGTGCAATCTCTTTGGATTTCTCTAGTAGTGTAGTTGTTATCGTCTTATTGCGGTTGACAACATTGACCACAACAACTGTGATTGTTGTTGGATTAGTTATGCTCTTTTCAAGCTCTGAGATGGTTAGAGACCAAATCCCGCCGCTAGAAAACACGTCAGATACATCAACACGTATTCTGTCTCCTGTTTTAAGCGTTTTAGTCTTATCAGTAATAGCCAGTGTTAGAGTTAGCGTTACAACTGGATAAGCATGTTGCTTAAGAAACCTGTGTGCATATGCAAGCAAGTCTGCCTCTGTTTGATACTCAGTGGTTCCAACATAACTAGTCCAGTCGTCTTGTCCTGTGGTATTTAGAGCGTATTTATTCTTAGCGAGCGGTGCATCAACTGCGTTAGAGCCCTTGCGAGTGTAAAACTCGACGACACCATCAGAATTTTTCCATTCTTGCTCTTGGTTGGTTAAATCAAAAGGCGTTTCTTTCTCTTCTTTTGATTTTGGGTCCGTCGACTTTTTAGCCCCGCTTAAAAAAACACGGTTGTACATCTCATCTTTAGAAGTCGCGTATTCTATGTCTTTAAAATCTTCTTTAGTGAAAAGAATATCTTCTCTATACGTGCCTCTGTAGCCCTCTTTCAGGCTGTCATAGATATTAATAACTAGCGTATTGTCTTTATCTGTTTTTAACTCAAATTCACAATCAAATTGACTTGCAACTGTTTGCAATCTGGAAATTTTAGTCCCTGTGTCCTCAAAGCTGATTGTTCTGCGTCTGTCTTTGATTTCATTGATGTTAATGCGGTTTTTAACACCTTTGAGAGTCAAAAGGTTCCATATGTAGTTATCCACAGGCACACTGTTAGTGTTTATCCACGGAGCATTAACTTCACTCAAAACCTCGAGTGATAAGTTGTTGCATGAGATTTTGATTTCTGTCAAAGTTTCTGAGTAGTCATATATGTAAAACTTTTGATACTCGCCATTAATCATAGCTTCAAAGCGGCTTGCGTCGCTTATCAGCTCTATACCATCAACTAATTTTCCGTCTTTTAATTTTGGAATAGTAAAGTCAAAAGTAACTGCATTAGTCTTTAAATACTCATGATAAGTGTCATCTTTAAACGTGAGTCCGCTTGTCGCTTCGCTGTCGATTAATGCTATACATGTATTAGTATTGTCTAATAGTTTGAATATCATATGTATGCCCGTTCTCTGTACTCAATGCTGATTTCTGGGTCTTTGTTTATCCATTCGCTGAAACTCAAATCTAATGTTTTTGTGTCTTTATCAAAATAGATAAAGCTAGAGCCGTCTGCGACATCTGAAATAGATTTGATACCATCAACTTCAACATCTCTAGTTGTGTTATCTAGTGTGACTGTAGAATTTGCGCTAAAGAAATTCTTACGGTCACTTAATAGCTCTGCGTCTGAACGCTGAAATTGGAGCGCTGAAACATAAGCATGAGTCACCATTTCTTGATTTCCATACGACTCAATTATCAAGTGGAGCTTAGTAGCTCTTCGCCCCGAAAATTCTGGCACGTTAAAGCGCACCCAACCGCCAAACCAATAGAAGCCTATGTTGTTTCCCTCGCGTCTGATTTCAGACCAGCCACGCGGTGCATTGAATTGATTTTCATTATCGCGGTCTGATGGTTTGAAATATCTCAAGTCTAACAAGAAGTAAGACCCATCGGGCTTTGAACCAATGAACTTGTAAGGAGTCACAAAGTTACGTGAGTTCTTAAGCGTTTCTACTCCATACAATAGCTTTCCGTTCTGGTCTGAAAACAGGAGCTTAACAGTTCCCATTTGGTTCAAACGCCCAGCCCAGAATGTTTCTCTCCACCAGAAACGCTCTGATTTCGTGTTTGTGTTATCGCCTAAGTCAAATGTAGCAGATGCACGACCTGGACCGTTTAAGTAAATGTTCTTGCGTCCAAACTGGTCGTTAATTGCAAAATTACCATTATAAGTTGCTTCATTTGGAAGCGTGTTGATTGCAACATTTTTAGCTGCGCTATTAAACGCAGTCACCAAAGCGTCATCAGTGCGTGCGTCAAGCACTGTCACTATGCGATTGTCATACGCTTTTTCATTACCAATTGCAAATACTGACTTGTCAGTCGCGAGACCTAGATAACCGTTTTCATCAATATTTTTAATTTTGATTACTGGCTCCGTTTTTGCTTTTGGCGCTTTCTTTAGTTCTATTGTGTAGTGATTATCTTTTTTGGTGATGGTTCCATAATCGCTGTCGTGACCATATTCTATTTTTTTTACGTCAGAGCTGTATGCTCTAGCGTCGTCAAACGTAAAGTTAAGCGTTCCGCTTGCGACGAAAGGTGCTGTATTGCTAGTTAGCTCCGGCTGATAAGCGCTTGAGAGCTTACCGAGCCAGTACCAGCCAAGATTATCACTAAAGCTAATCTTGTATGCTTTCTTAGAGATTAGAAACGCGTTGATCGCCTGAGTTACGGCTAGCAAATCGCTTCGTTTACCTTCAATTGCTACAGTCACAGTCCGCGTGCTTGAGCCAATATTGGAGTATAGTGCTCGTTGCCCTTCTCTGAAAGCTGTTGTATCGTCATAGTTAGTCGAGACCTCAAAACTTGACATCAAAGGCACTTTAGAGACTTTGATAGTCACATCAAAGTCTGCAAGTGCTTCTGACATCTTTTTTTCACTTTTAATTATATCAAATCCAATATACTTCATCAAATAATACCCTTAATCAAATTTTGTCTCCTGCTGTACTTGTCATTGGCTTTAGTGCTGTACTGTGCTAGAGCGTCGCTAAGTGTTTTCCCGTCAAGATTGAGGCTTACTGCCAAATCTTTGGAACCTTGAGTTAAGATTGCGCCGAGAAGTCTAATAACTTGGTCAAGCTTGTCTGCTAGATTGTTTTCTTCCTTCTTGATTTCTTTGTCAATTCCGCGTGGGTCTTCATCTGCAAACTGCTTAGTAACCTTGGCGAGTAGCTGAGTCGCTCTAGAACGCTTACTAATATCAGTTGGGATAACATATTCTGGTCTATTTCCTTCTGCTAGAGTGTATAGACCTTCTTGCGAGACTATACCGCCGTTTGCATATCCGTACGCCGCAACCCGATTAAACGCCGCATCATCAGTCCCGTATCTATGCTTAATGTAGTTGATAGCTGCTAACAGGTTATCGTATCCATTCCTGATATTATGATGACCGCTATGCGCATAAGCGTCAAATGTTGGCTGGATAGTCTGCATGAGTCCAATAGATGGGTGACCTGCCGCTGCATTACTGTCCCAGTTGTTTTGCACGTTTGGGTCTCCGTTACTTTCTCGCTGAATAGTTGACAAAATTTTACTTACGCGGAAAGCCGTCGGGTCAATGCCGTTAGCTTTCAGAGCTTTAACGACGCTAGACCGCCAGCGTTCGACACCAGAACCTTGAGGACCGTCTTCTCCGCCTGACTCAGGGTCTGACAAGTGTTCTTTAATCCAATCAAACATCTTGCCGACCTGACCTTTGATAAGTTTCCTCAGCGGGCTATCCGCTTTGACATCCGCTTTAGTTCCGCCGTCTTTGTCGTCGCTTCCTGATTTTATGCCGAAATCAAGATATGTCGAAGCGGAAGAAATAGGTCTGTTGTTGTACTGGTGATATTGACCAGTCCCCATCCAGTTATATTCCTCGCCGTCCATAGCGTCTCCGTGAACGCCAGTGACAAAACTGACGTGATTTGAACTGACAGGTCCGCCTGTATAGACTGCGACCGTTCCCGGTTTTGGTCTACTCAAGTGCGGCACTCTTGCTGCGCCCCATTGGTTACCATTTCCAAGATGGCTGAAGAGACCGGGGTTAACGCCTAAATTAGCTAAACGACTAGCGACAAATGAAACACATTCCCTGAAGAAGTAGCCCCATGGGTCAGCTCCTGCGTCTTTAGCTTTGTCTTTAAAGCGGTAGTCATCCCCCTTAGCACCCATAGCCACACTAGACCCTGCTTCTTCCATAGCCTCTTTAGCCATAGTCCACATAGTAGACCAGTGTTTCTCACTTGGGTCAAATACTTTCTTGACCATACCGTTAACAATAGTGCTAAAGCTTCCCGCTAAGCCTTTGACAGACTTAGGAATTTCTTTGTCAATTCCAGAACCAGAGCTTGCCTTTTCGATGAATTCCTTGGCTTTCTTCTTTGCGTCGCTATCTTCGTCTTGTTTGATGGTCTTGCCAAACCACGGATAAGAGCCGTGTTTAATTGCTTCAACTAGACTTGGGAAGAAACCAGTTCCGCTTGCGTAAGGCATAGCTTGACCAAATAATTCCGCTGTCTCTTTAGCGTTCAAAACTTCTGCACCAGCTGGTAAGATGGTCTTAAAGTTTCGTCCTTTTGGCACAAATGATTGACCGTTTGGCATAATGACTAGTTCTCGGTTGTCAGTTTCAGGGCTGTCATTGCCATCATTAAGCATAGCGTATGTAGGTTTGTCGATTGGTCGCCTGAAGCTGTTAAAGAAACCAGTACCTGAAGCATACTTGGCAGGGCTGATAGTCTTAATAGCATTCTTGCTTCCACCAAAGCTGGAAATCAAGCTATTAATTGAATTAACCCCTTGATTGAGTACATCAATCATGCTATTAATCCCGCGACCAGTAGAGTTCTTCATACTCTTCCAGAAGTTGGAGTAATTGGAAGAAACGTTATCAAAAGTAGATTTAAAGTTACTCTTGATTTGATTGTTGCTGTTAAAAATAGCGTTCTTGATTGTCTTCCCGAAAATGCTATCGGTTGCAGACTGTATGTTTCTTAAGCGATTGACTACATGATTAGCTATCCTATTCCAAGCCGCTTCAAAGTCTTTTTGGATGCGGTTTAGTAGGCTATCAGTAGTTTTCTGAAGTCTGCTAGTATTCTTTTCGAGCGTCTTATACCATTTTCCGCCCGAGTTAACCAGCCGTTGGATTTTGGAAACACTAGCTTTAGTTTGCTTAAACGCTCCGTCTGTTTTACTTTTTGCATTTTTGGCAAAAGCGTCAAAGATTTTCTTGTAGTTTTTATCAAATGATTTCAGCTGTTTATCTACAGCTTTCATCACTTTTCCAATCGCTTTTTGACCTGCTTTTACTTGCTTTTCTGCGTTCTTAAACGCTTTTTGCGCGTTTTTTGGCAAGTCTGCAAAAGTTTTTTTGCTTGACTTTTGCAAAGTCTGCAATTGCTTTTGCGTATTTTTTATCATCTTCTGTATGTCTTTTTGTGTTTGTTTAGACATCTTAGAAGTTTGTTTTTTAGCTTCTTTTTGCGACCCGCCAAAAGCTTTCGAAACTAGCTTTTGCATGCCAGCAAAGCCCTTGCCAACTGTCTTACCAACACCGCCAGCAAATTTACCAACGCCTTTTAGAGCACTGCCGACAAAACCGCCTATTGACTTACCAGCCTTAGTAGCCATGTTCGCAGCACCTTTGACAACCCCGCTTGTAAACTTGCCGAAAGAACCTAATGCTTTTCCTGCGCCTGTAATTAGACCGCCCAAGCCATGCTTGTTAAATCCGTCTATTGCAGATAATGCTATTTTAAAAGGTAGGACAACTAAAGTGCCAATTAATTTGAGGGGGGCAAAAGCAACTTGTAGTGTTTTGCTAATTACGCCCGTTTTTTTGTTAAACTCTACAACTGACGAGATAGCTCCGCCGATTGCTTTTCCAACATTAACAGCAAAATCAATCACAGGTTTAAAAAACTCATACATTCCTTTTGCTGCCTTGTTGACCCAGTCCCTAAACGCTTTGTTTTTTGTATACAAGACAGTTAGAGCTGTGCCGACTGCAACTACTGCGGTGGCAACCCAAACCCAAGGGCTCGCTTCCATTGCTAAGTTTAATACTTTTTGCGCCCCGGCTAAAACTTTTGCTTTTAACGCAGTTTTTTCCATCACACCAGAGATGAGTTCATATCCTTTGACGGCTGTACCAATCCCAGTGATGACCTTCTTACCGATAAAATAAACTGCTAGCACCTTGCCGACGGCTTGCAAAGCTTCTTTGTGTTTACTGATGTTCTGTAGCGCGTCGCCAAAACCTGTAATTTTACTCTTGTCACCACTGAAGGCCTTGAAAACGCTGGCTATACTCTTAGCTATGCCAGTGAATACACTCGCAAAACCTTTTCCAACCTCAAACAAGATTGAGAAACTTGCTGGAATAGCTTTGGTTAATTGCCCAAAGAAATTGATGATTTGAGGCATGTTCCTAGCTATCACTTTTGCCACATCTTCGATTTTGGCGTCGATAACATCCAACATACGAGTAGCAGCATTCTCATTCCGCTTACTGTCACCAAGGTTAAATGCTTTGAGACCTGCGGTTAAGACTGTGTTAAACGCGTCGCTTGCTTTTTTGCCCGAACGCTTAAAACGCGCTTCTATCAGCGGGTCCGAAACCCAGTCACCCAAAGCTTTGAGCGCAGGGGTTTTCATTTCCATGAACGGCGACACGAAAGCTGAAGTAATCGCAGGAACACGGCTTCTAATTACACGTTCAAGCCCTGGAAGAGTTTGAGCAAAATTCTCAGTAGCGTTCTTGTACTTATCAGCCATGCGATAAAGAGCCTTTTCAGCCATTTCGCTGGTAATTTTGCCTTCCGACTGCATTTTTGTATACTCTTCAGTCGTCAGCTTAGAACCCTTAGTCATTTCGCCAGCGATTTCCATTATCGCCGGCTTCATTTTAGGAAATGTATTGATGATGGACAACATGTCTTGCCCTTGCACCTTGCCATTAGCTAGCATTTGAGACCATTGAGTACCAAAATTCTCTACTGCTTCGTCAGTTTGCCCAAAAGCATCTTGCAAAGTCAAGATAGCTTTGGTAGTTTTCTTGGCCTGGTCCGCGTTCTCACCGATTGCATAGATTTTTTGGTTGAGCTTATCAACCATTTCCAAGCTGTTTTGCGCTTGGGTTGCCATGTCCGTGATAGCCTTTGTCATGGCCTTGCCTTTGTCAGCGTTACCGGTCAAAGTAAGCCATGTCGCGTTCATTGTTTGTTGATATTTTACATAATCAACCGTTTCATCTTTGATTTTGCTAAGTGCACCACGAACAAGATTAAGCCCGTTTATAAACGCGCTAGAAATTACGTTTCCTGCAAAGGTTCCGAGAAAGGAACCTTTCAAAACACTCGAACGGTCGCTGGACTCTTTGAGTTTATCGGATATTCCACCAATCCCCTTTTTGAGATTGGTTAAGGAATACGGCTTAAGCTCTTTCAACTCTCTATCAAAGTTTTGAGTTGCCGATTTTGCTTTAGCAAGGCTTTCTGCTGTTTGATTGACGCGCTTAGCTTGCGTTCTGTACTCGCTCGAGGTCTTGCCTAAAGACTGTTCAAGCTCTTTGAGCTCTTTCTCTTGCTTCTGATATTGCTCTGTTAGATTGCTAACATTAGAGCGCGACTGTCTCAGCTTTTCAGTTGCTGATTGGCGGGCTTTCCCTTCCGCTTCTAAACGTCTAACCAAACTTTGAGATAGCTGGTTTTGCTCTTTATACTCTCTTTGCAGAGTAGCAAGGCCCGACTTTTGATAGTCAAGAGCTTGTTTAGCTTTTGTCTGCTCTTGAGTCATACGCGCTAGTTGCGTTTCAGCAGTGTTAATTTGCTTTTCGTATTTCAGATAAGCTTCTGCGCCCTTTTGCGTGCTGTCAGTGACTTCTGACTGCTTGTGTTTGAGTGCTTCTATTTTGTTTATCTGCGCTTCAATTTGCCGTCCAAGGCCTTCGTAACGTGTTCTAGAAGCTTCTAGCTTATCTCCGGATTGTTCGAACGCTCTTTCTTGCGCTTTCCACTCGCTCGATAAACCATTAACAATACTAGTCAGACTCTTAATACTTTGAGAGGCTTCTAGCGTGTCAATCGCTATTTTGGTTGACATTAAGCTTTGTATTGCCATATTATCAGACTTTCTAATATTTTTTTAATGCTGAGAGGAGCATTCTGAGCGCATTTCACACTTGCGTATGGGCGATTATGCGTTGAATTTTCCTCTCATGCGCCTTTATTTGCTTATTAAAAAGCTAGCTTTGCACTAGCTCTGTAATAAGCAAGCGAAAGCTTGCTAAATAATCATTGGTGCGCGTTTTCGCCTGCGCCCGGTTGAGCTGGACTAGGAGTTACTCCGCCGCCTTGGGGTGCTTCACCTGCTTTCTTGGCAGGGTCTCCAGTAGTCACACCAAACGTGTGGTTAAATACTTTGTCTCGGCTAAAATTCTTAGAGCCTTCAAAGAATTTCTTAATACCCTTTTTGAAAACATCGTTACCATTGGCAGCCCAAACAAAGTTATCATCTGCACGGGTTTTGACGGTGTTAGTGTTAGTACCCATATTCTTGGAGGTTTCTTGCATAACACCAGAATTGCCAGCGAAGAAGACCGCTTTGTTTTTCTTTGGCTCTGCACTTTGAACCAAAACAGCGATATCAGGTTTAACCTCTTGAAGTTCGTATGCGCCTTCTGCATTTTCGACATATCCTAAAATAGCTTGAGAATATTCAAACGGAAGGTCGTTGAAGTTGAAGCTGATTTGTGGTGCCGATGGGTTAGTTGCAGAGTGTACAACCATGTTGTTACCGTCGATACGTTCGATGGAACCTTCTAAGTTAGTTAAGTTGGCGGTCTTAGTTCCCCACATTTCAGAGGTAATTTCTAAAATCCCTGAGTCTGTCAAACCACCGTCCGCTTTAGTTTTTGCTTTGTGTGTTTCTGGGTCCATAATAGCCACGTAAACACGTTCGAGACCTACAGTTGCCATGTATTATTTCCTCTTTTCTACTCTTGAGTCACTTTTAAACGTAACTCATAATGCCTTGTTTCATCATCCACAATAAAACCAGTCGAAGATGAGATTAGATAGTTATCATCAAATATTTTGCTGTATAGCTCGCTCTCTAACTCCTCTAAGTCAAAATCTATATCAGATTTTGCAGAGATTAGCACATCTGTTTCATGAGAGATGATATTGACTGTGTCGTTTCCAAATTCTCTTAGAGAGACTCCTGCTCGGCTCAAAATAGCAAAAGTGATATTCTCGTCAATCGTCTTTTGCGGTGGCAAGTTGTCGATGAAAATTTTATCGATTTTACCTGTTGATAAAAGTATATTCTTCACATCAGTCACTAGACTCATTCTTCAATATCCTTTCTTGCTCTCTGAGTACTTCTTCACGGGTTTTCACGTCGTCTCTAAGCTTATCAAGCCAATCGTCGCCTTTCATTTTGACCGTGCCCCAATTTGTCCACATCGCAAGATAACTCGCAAAGCGTCTGTCAAACCCGACCGTCGCCGTTCCGTCTCTGTTACCGTCGACATCCCCGCGCTCAGCTTTGATGGCATCTGCCATATGCTGGCCCGAGTGTTTGCCGTAATGATGCCTCTTTGCTTCTTCGGTAGCGAGCTCAGCAAACTTCTTTGCGCCTGCGTAAGTCATCTTATCTTTTTGCTCTGTGGTCAAAATCTTATTTTGCAGATTTTCCGCTAGTTCGTCAAATATATTTTCAGCCATGTTTTTCGGTTTCCTTACAAATCAAGATTTTCATTTTTTGGAGCTTACTGTCTGAGAAGTCGCTTTCTGACTTGATATCGTAGATTTTGTCTTTAAATTTCAAACAAGTTAAGTTTTCTTGCTTGTAATCTCTTACGATAAAACTTGTTGTGTCATCTACATTGTTTTCAAGCGCTCTATAAGTCGCTGTTACGCTTCTAGATAGTTTCTTAGCGCGCCTTGTAAGCACGCTAAGAAACTTCTGTTCTGTCTGATGCGTATACTTGTTTTCTGCTTCTGTCCATTTGCCAAGCTCTACTAAAAGTTTAAAATCCGCTGTCTTATCGCGTTTACTCATGCTTCATTCTCACTTTCAAATCGAGCTCTGAGAGTAGAGACTATAGCGCCAAACGTTAAATCATTGTTATGTAAATCCTGTTCTGATTTTGCTTGTCTGTACTCATAGATAGTAGCAGCTTGTGCTGCTATGGCAATTCTGGATAGCTCCAGATTTCCTTCTTTCTGTAGAAAGTCAAGTTTACAGCCTATCGCAGTAAGCAATCTTTCTTGCGCTGTCAGTATACACATATTAGCTATATTTGATTGATATGTATCATCATCTTCAAATAGATAATCCTTGAATTCTTCTGTCGTTACTAATGCCACCTCTATCCCCTCTTTCTAAGAGTCGCCTATTAATTGACTAGCTTACGCTTGCGCTCCGCCTTGTACGGTTGCGATTGGGTCGCTAGATACCGTAGTTACTTTCAATGCTTTAACTGCGTCTTCATCAGCTTTAACGTAATCTGCGCGGAAAATTGGCAGAATATCGTTTGTGTTGTATGCTGAGTTCCATTGAGCGCCAACGCTTAGTGATTGACGGTCGTACTTGCGGACAAGACTTGTGAAGTCGCCAAAGTAGATTACCTTGTCACTGTTTCCAACCAAGCGGTCCTCAACTACATAAGCAGGATAACCAGCGATTACAGCTGTTCCATCAGCTTTAAGCGGTTCTTCCACCAACATTTTAGCGTCAGCTTTAGTCACGCCGACTAATTCAGCATAGGTGCTCTTATTCATGAAGAACGCACCTTTACCAAGCAAGCCTAAGTCAACATCAGTTGTAAGCTTGACAACGTCTTTAGCTGTTGCTTTTGCGTTAGTTTTGGCTGTAACGTCTTTGACAACGCCGTAAAACGCTGTAGCTTCTGCAACTGCCATTTTCTTAGCGAATAAATCAACTAAATAGCTATAGAAGTTTTGGTCTGTATCATCTAAGATTGATTGATAGATATGCACTAATTGACCATAATCTTTGATGTTAAAGTCGAGTTGGATTAAGTCGTCAATTTTTTGGTCCGGTACTGGTTGTCCAGGAGTAATTACACCAAGTGCGCTTACTGCACTAGCCGGTTCGATCGCTTCGTGGCCTGACTCTTGAGAGACATTTACAACTGTCATTAATTTCGAAAGTTTCGTATAGTCACGCACACGTTCAATAATTTTAGTTGAGATATATTCTGGAAGTGCTGCTTTTTGTCCCGTTGGAGTCGTTACAGTTGTCCCAATGTCGTTTTGCACAAAGTTTTGAGTTTTAAGAGCTTTTTTTATTTTTCCCAAATCGTTCAAAGCTTCTGCTTTCTTAGCTTCTGCCGGGTCTGAAGTAGATAGCCCAAAATCAACAATTTGGTTGATTACTTGTTCACGTTCTGTGAGTGCTGAGTCATAAGCTTTCTTAGCTTCTAGTACATCTGTTTCTGTTTTTGCTGAGTTAAGAGCTTTCTCAGCAAGTTCTAATGATTGCTTAGTTGAGTTATTCAAAGCGATAATTGTTTGTTTATCCATTTTTTCCTCTTTTCTATTTTTAAAGTTTTTTACGTAAAGCGTTTTGGATTAACTGCGCTTTAGCAAAAACATTATCGATAACGTCGTCGCTATCGTCGTTTTTAGCTCTGTCTATTGTGTCATCATCGTCTGAGTCTGACTGTACTTTGTTGTCTTCATCAGATTTTTTAGCTTTATCAGGCTTTTCGTCTTGCTCGTCGTCGTTGTTCTTTTCTAAAAGTTCAGTAATCGCGTCAAGCTTCTCAGAAATACCTTCAATGGCTTTCAAGAATTCTTCCATATCGTTTTCGGATAACTCCTTTCCAAAAAAATTCAAAACATTTTGAGCCTGTGGCTCTGTGTCTTGCGGTTTTAGTTCAATCTCTTTCTCGTCTTGTGCTTCTGCGTTAACTTTGACAGAGCCAATCTCATCGACTAGTTTTAAATCTAACGCTCTTTGCGCGTCGACAAAATTATCAGTTGAGATAAAATCCTTAGCCTCGTCTTTAGTTAACGAGCTGTTAGCCGTTAGCACCTCAGCAATTCCTGCGTCGATACTGTCAAGCATTTGCGAGACTTCTTTCAAATCTTGCGACTTGCCAAAAGCCCCGATTGCTGATTGGTGGAACATCAGCTGTGCAGACTCACTAATTACTCGCTTAGTCGCCCCCATTGCCAAAACAGCAGAGGCAGAGCCTGCAAGACTCGCTATATAAGCTGTGGACTTCTGATTACTAGCTTTAAGTTCGCTGTATATCTCGGCGCCCGCAAAATAAGAGCCACCGCCGGAGTTCAAAATCAATGTAATATCATCTTCACTGTTTCTAATATCACTGATAATGTCTTCTGCGATAGTGTAATCAGTAATCCCACCTAGCAGCACGCTAGCTTCATTGTCCCGCGAGATTAACGTACCGTGTACATCAATGACTGTCAATAAGTAATCACCTCTTTCAGTTTAAAGCTTAATTCATCCGCTAGTATATCGAGATACTTCTTGAGTGCTCTGTCATAACGTTCCTGCACTTGCTCGGCATTCGATTGTTGGTCTCCGCGCCCGCCGACAAAATCGGAAGGTACATCATAGACTTTTGCAATCTGCTCTGTTGTCCAATTAAGTTGACTGATTAATTGACTAGCTTCATCTGTTTGTTTGATTGCTTCGAATTCTTCCGCTGAGTCAGTAACTAGCACGTTAGCGCCTGTATCATTCTTGATTTTCTTGGCGCGTGCGGTTTTGGCTGTGCCAGGTATTAATCCGTCTCGCAAAATCTTAAGATTACCATCAAGCTTGATAGCGTGACTCAAGCTATCGCTGGCAAATGTATATAGTTTTCGTTTAAGTTCTAAATCTGCTTTTAAAGCGTCTAGAGGTCTGATTACTTCTCGCCCGTTTAAAGTTAACATCTTGAAATGCAATATATTACTTTGCGGGACTTCTCGAGCCATTCCGAGCCGCGGGTCGTCAAACGTTACGTTATACTTAAGGCCATTAACGCTGTAGTCATTCTGATTATAGTTTACACTCTCATTCCTCAAGACTTCAAACGATATTGCCCTATCTTTAGAGTCTCGATAAATATATACAAAGCTCTCGCCATATAGCAAAAGGGAAGCATATGTAGCCTTGTAGAAGGCTCTCGGTGATACAATTTGACTGGGCGCCTGTAATAGCGCATTAGTCATCACGTTCGTGCTTATCATTTGATGACTCGCTAAATCATTGGATAATTTGTTAATTACCGCAAACAAGTCACTATCATCTTTGATTGGCGTTCGTGTCGTCAATGCAAATGTCGACGTAAAATCAAACTGGGTCTTGTCGCTCTCCCAGATATTCACTGGGTCTTTGTTTTTAAAAATATCAAAGATACTCATATTTTCTCCTTTTTTAAAGCAAGCCAAGGGTTCGAACCCTGATAAGCGCCTCTCGCCTTGCTGTGCCAGCCTAAAAGCTATTAGCTAGCTGTTGCACTCAACCACGTTGTGCAAAATTTCGCTCTTAAGGTGCCGTTCACTTTGTTGGAGCTCTTAATTTTTTACGCGTCGGGTCGAAAACGGTCAACCACGCGAGGGCAATTATATATATCCATTTTCTGGATTTAGATAGTAATCCAAAAACTCATCGTCTGATAGCTTGTCATAAGCTGTTTGCTTGCTAGCCATCCCCAAGCCATCGAAATGGTACATAGCTTGATACATAGCGTCTACTATCGCGTCAACTGAGTCGATTTTAAAGCTTGCTTTTGCTTTGTCAATATACAAACCGTAATTATTACTTCCAATTTCTGCATTGACTAAAGCTTTTTTTAAAATTGGGTCATCATCAATCGTTATTGTACCTTCTTTAAAACCTCTCCTCAGAAAGTCGATTGCAGGAGATAACTCGCTAGCTGTCTGCTTGATAGCAAAGCTGTTAAATTTAGCGTTTGCTTCAATCGCTTTGACAACTTTAGTTAAGCCGTAAGAGTCATAGCCAAAAAATGCTAAGTTTTGACCGTTTGATTTTCTGTTATCAAAATCATCTAGCAAGAAGTTAAATACTTCATCTGGATTGATTAGTCCTAACTCGTGGCTCGTTACTTTTGCGTAAGGCTTCACGTCTTCTGCTTGATAGTTAATCCCGTCCCGCTTACTTTTAGCCTCAATGGAGCCTTGCTGCTCCCAAGGGATAAAACTAAATTGCGACAAGTGGAATTTCTGTTTGCCATTCTCTTCATAAGGAAACACATAACCAACTGCTGTGTTATCGCTCGCTATTGAGTAGTCAATTCCTTGATAGTAATCTCTAGCGTTGTCTTTAATACGCTTAGCTTTCTTATCATCTATAGTCGCCTCTTCGATTTCTTTCAACTCTAAGAATTTGTTTTCTTTGGCATTCAGCCACAAATTCAAGTTCTTCACCAGAAACTCATCTAGATTACCAAGAGCTAATTTTTCGTCTCTATCATCTATCAGGTTCTTTAAGAGCATTTCACCTTTAGATGAGTCTAGAAGAGGATTAGACTTTATCCAAGTATTCGGGTCTTTGTATTCCTCTTTATCATCTTGTGCAAATACCAGTAGAAGTGTCCTCTGGAGCTCTGTATTGCCGTTCTCGATAGCTTTTAGGGTTTCATCTTGTTCCTTTTTAAACGGGACTGTTGGGTCTTTGTAACTAGTACTTATTTCAAGGATTTTGCTGTCTTTGGTCTGCACTTGACCGGACTTGATTTTGCCAAGTCCTTCATTGTCTTTAAGCTCTCCGACTTCGTCAGCAATGGCTGTCTTGTAATGCTTTGAGTCAAAAGTGCCAGAGTTGAAGGATTTTTGTTCGATAATGTTATTATCTGCAAAGTTCTTAGTCTCAGTGGCTAGTACTCTGATAAGCTTCTGCTTAGCAACTTTAGCAAACGGAGCTTTGCTGTATAGAACCCTTAAAGTTGAAGCGATATAACCGTAAAGCTTTCTTGTTTGGCTGTTGTCAATAGCTGCAGCTAAGAAATCTTGAGAGCTGAGACCGTGAGACTTTATAAGAAAATCATAATCAATCTGCACGCTAGCTAAGAGAGACTTTGAGTTAGTACGACCCATGGACAATATGATTTTATTAAATCTTAGATTATCGTCTTTCTTATCTTTCCAACAATTCGCCAAAATCAAAATCATGCGCTGGAATTCAATAAAAGGCATTTTCTGATTGAGGTTTTCGATATCTGGAAAGATGTCCATGAAACGAGTTAAACGCGTTATCTCGTTTTTATCAAAGTAAAAAGGGTAATCGTTCTTCTCGCTTTCTTGCAATTCAAGCAAATGTCTCAGCATTGAAGCCTTCATTATGTAACTATTCAATCGACGGCCGTATACAGTATCTAGCGCATAAACAGTCGCGGGGTCCGTATATTCCTTTTCAATCTCTGCGAAATTGCAAGAAGCGACGACTTCATCGAAAGTTTCTCGATTAAAGGAAAGCATTGATATCAGCCTCTTCATCTACAGACACGTTAGAATGAGTTTCTAGAAATTCTATAGCGTCTCTTAATTGCTTCTGGCTGTCTTTCAGAGTGATAAGCGCAGGATTTTTCACGTAAGAAATTCCATTCTCAGTCTTGTTCTTTTTTTGAATATCCTCCGATTTGATTTCTCTGTAAGCTCTGCGAATATTTTCAACCGCCATTACATACAATTCTATGTATTGCAGTACGTCAATATTTTGCTCTGCTGGAGTCCCTTTGATATCGTTGTATTTAATTTTCCAAAGCTCTTGTCCATATTTGGTCAGAAAACGCGGTGCATACATCGCCAATTCTCTTCACCCCTTTCAAAACATAGATAAAGCATTCAAAGCTTTTTTCTTCTGTATTTTCTTTAATTCTTCTTTGACTTCTTCCGCCGATAGTCTTTCGGCATTTGGCTTTAACTCGCTGTATCGACCTGTCCCATAATGCAAATGCTCCCAATCTGTCTTAATACGGTGGCATCTAGCACACACAACTTTTACGTTGTCTCTGTCAAACTTTGCTTCTGGGGCAATCTCAACGGGTACCGTGTGGTCAACTATCTTCGAATTGGGTTTTCCACAGTAGTAGCAAAGATAAAGCTGTTTAACTCTGATGGCTTCTGCAAAGCCTAGCCATCTAGCTGAATGGTAAAGTTTATTTCTTTCTTTACTAGTAAAACTTCTGTACATTTATAAAACTTTCTACTTAATTTGTTCCCTAAAAACCATCGAGAACACTGGGTTCTTTTAAAAAAATACATTTCGCTTAATCCGATTGAATATCCGGTTTAAATGGGACTTCTCTACTCTGCAAAAAAAGGTTCAAAAGTTTTGAAACAGAATTTTTTGCACGGAAAAT